ACCTGTTGCTGCACCACCTCCAATTGCTTGTCCAAAATCACTCCAATTAAACGCCATATCATCTCCTGTAATTTAGAGTTGTTACTTGTTTTTCTCCGATTCTATAAAGTAGTATAGTATTAATGGCCAACGGTAGTAATTAAAACAGGAGGCTACAGTGAAAAAACTATTAATCGGAGTCCTTCTTATTAGCGCTAATCTCTATCCGATGGAAACCTTAAAAACAGAAAATAAACCATCGCGGCATCATCACCGTCGCCATCATCATCGTCGTCATACACACAGCACAGATTCATCAGTAAAATGCTTGGGAATGGATGAGAAAGAACTGTATGAAATTATGGCAAAAGCGATTACAGTTGCGTTAAAAAAAGAGATCGAAAAACGAGAAAAATCTAACAACGCACCAGGTTTTTTTATGCGATGTGCAACAGGTACAATATCAGCAGTTATATCTTTAGTCGGTAGATATTTTCTTCCACTCTAACTAAAACTTACAATACTCAAGGGTTACCTGCGAATCAGTAAAGGTAGCCCCTGAGTTATTATTAATCAGTACTTGTGTCGATGTAACACTCACCTCAATATTTGTTCCTGCAGCACTAGAGAACGGTAAAGGATAGCCTACTAATGTTGCCGTATCAGTTGCTGCTCCTGAAATAAACATCCACTGAAGTGTATTGGTAACAGTTATATTATGATTGATTGCCGTAGCACCAGCGCCTAAGGCGCCAGTGTTGATTGTTTTAATAAATGCTGGACGTAATTGTAATGGATCATTTGAGGCAGGATTGAAAAATAACTTTCCACTGACAAACTCTTCGTTAATATAATAACCAGTAGATTTAGTGTTTAATGATAGTGCAATATTGTTAACATTCTGATAAAGACGTACTAACAACTCTTTAAACTCAGGACTATTTACATTAACGTCATGGAGTTGGGCTACATCCCATACGTTTGTTGTAGGAACAAATGAACCAGTATTAATTTGTTGGCCCGGTATATATGCCATTACAACCTCTCAATGTGAATAATATCTCTCAGTATTTTCTTTATCTCATAAGAAACATATGATCTCAGTAAATCAATATCGTTCTCTACTTCAGGAAATCTGTCGAGTATATGGCCCATATTGTCGTTAAACTTCACCAAAACATTTATTGAATTCATTATCTCTTCAGTAGTCTTATTCACATATATCCTTATTGGAAACGATAACTGGTAGGTTGAGCATATATACACATCGCATGCAGTGTAAACCCTGACTGTCTAATATCAAGATTTTTCATCTGTTCATCATTAAAAACAAGCTGAAACTGAACAACTTCACCATCTGCCTGAAAGTATACAGGATGCCATAACCGTGTTGCGGTTGCTTCAAAAGGTATTGGTGCAGCTGCATTGGTGTAAGGGTAGGTATCTAACGTTCCTGTTCCTAGTAATGATCCTTGCAGAGCGCTGTCAGCAAGTAATGGAGTATCGGCGGTAGATACATAAAAATCTACCTGAATCTGTCCAGCTGCTGTCTTATCAACCATAAAGTCTACCTTGGAAATATAAGCATTCCTACCTTGTTTAAAGTAGAAGTTATATTCTTTAGTCTTAATAGATATCTTACTGACGCGTGATACTAATCCACCACCAATATAGTTGCCTGTGAATGGTGCATTAGGCCCTATTTCAATAGTATTGGCATCTATAACATTAACTACTTCAAATATTTCATTATTTAAACTACTCGATGCATCCGACCAAATAGCATTTTGGATATAAATATAATCTTCACGCCTTAAGTTATGGTCAGTAATTGTTAAAGTAGTAAGAGCGGCTGGTAATGTAACGTCTGTAATTTGTAATACTAATGCATTAGTTGTAACATCTGCATCACAAATAAATGTATAACCTTGTTGGTTTCCTGCAATAACCTGTCTAAATTTAGCTTGAATAGACCCACTATCCCAGGTCATTGAATCATCCCAGGTAACTACTTCTGAATCCCATGTGACACCCGTAACTGGCTGGAAATAACCAAAGCATGTTATAGTATCGTCATTAAATGCCCAAGTGCCCGTGATATAGTTGAATATTAAAACTTTTCGAGGATAGGGAAAAGTAGAAGTAGCCGTAGTATCAGGAAAAGTCCAATACACCATTTCAACATAATAATCTCGTATTCCATAAACTCTATATACTCCTTGGTCAACATTATGAATATCAAACACTGCCTTAGGTATTTTTTCGTCTATACGCTCTACGTTTGCACCATTACATGCGTGAATGCCTACATTTCCTACACCAATACATACCTTATCAAACGGTACAATAGAGAAAGTTGATTCTGCACCAAGTTCAGTGTTAATCTGTTGCCAGCTAAATGGATACGCTTGGTTGCCAGTATAAACGAGCTCCCATGTTGATCGCTCAAAAAAAACAACAAGACGATCTTTAACAAACTCAACCGTTACAATTGCTTCTGTCGTAGGAGCATCAATAGCATTACCACGACCTGGCAGATCTTGTCGCCATGCTGATACATCTAAAGGTGAACCTATTTGTGAATAGCGGCATCTGTTACTATAATGTGTTCCAGGTAATGCTGCAGCCGGACCTTCCCATGTATTAAAAGCAACAAGTCTATTTTTAAAAGGTACGATAATACGAGCACAATTGAGAAAATTCGGCGTAGCATCTATTTGTGGGTTAAAGTTACTCCATTGTGTTCCATTATAGTAACGCATGAAATTAACTTCATTCTCATTAAAATTAGTTACGAAGAAAATTTTATCGGAAGCATTTGTGCCGGTCCATGTAGTAGCCCAGAAAAACTGTGAATTATCACCAGTCCATACTGCCGCTCCTGCCACTGCTTGAGCAGAAATTCTATTCCAGCCACCAGAGTATTGATAGGCGTAACGTGTATCAAATGCGACTACAAACTCATCATTAATAGAGGTTTGTTCATACGTTAATAAACCCATAACAGGTAAGCTTGGATAAAAATAAACTGGTGTGGCATCGGGTAGCGCTACACCGGTAATATTAAAAGCTGAGGTAGTAAGATCATAGGTAGCTACTGCTGCAGAACCATCACTACGCAACATCTGCTGAGGACCACCCGCAGAATCGTTAACCGTGAATACTATGTCACCAACGCTAAAAGATTGCCCTACGCTCGTTGGCATGCCCGTATCAACAAAAATAGTTCGTAAGTTACCAGCCAATACACCACCAGTAATAACCCCTGTATTAATTCTCAAGCGTGATACTAATGAGTTATTACCAATCCAACGTGAACCAAAACGTTTTCTTACGCGTCCCCTAAAGACATAAGCATTATTCAATTCTGAGAATGCTTCATCGGGAATAAGCCAAGGTTTGTAATTTTCCTGTAAACCACTTTTCTCGTCATAGGGAGCGATGAAAAAACGATCTGCCATATTAAATTCCTATTGCTAAGTAATTAAATTTTACTGATGCCCCAGGGTTTGAGCCACCGAACTTACTTACTGTAAAATTAGGGAATGTAATATTACTAATGCCAATAACGGTATTATAAGAAGCATTAGTATCAACTACCGTTATAAGAACAGTGTTTAAATCAGCGAAATTTGGTGAACCAGGCACATCAACATTAACATTGATTGTTTGTGATGCGGCACCACCAAATCCAACAAGAGAATGCCATTTCATTAGGATACCTGATGGTAATCGTGTCCATCCAGGATTTCCCCATCCAGCTGATGTAAACTCTGATATTTGTACAGAAGCTGGTGCAGTCGATCCAGCTTGACGGGTAAACACTAATTCTGGCTGTGCAGTTATAGCAGATACTTGTGAGTACAATTGGCAAATGCCTGCCTGCGGTGCAGGTACGGGATTCTGAGTAGGGAATGATATTTTATTATGCTGACCTTGGCCAGAGACATTGTAGGCTACATGATCTACTGCAAAAGTAGTATCAATTACTGAGAAGTTTTGATTTATTGGAACACGACTGACGTTTAACGTCTGTCCAGCCAATGGAACGTCATTTAATGCCATGAGATCTCTCCATTATTTAGTAGGGCCATCCGCCACCACCGAAAAATCCACCACCTATATTGAAGTTCTTACCCTGAGTATAGATAGTAACTGTTCTTTCATTTGCCTGCTGCATTAACGTTGTTCTGAGGACTAAACGCTCTTGTTGCTTAAACTCTGGCATAATCATTTGAACTGAGTCCATATCCATACGGTCTTCAAATATTTTCTTTGAAGCACCATATGCTATGTATTGCCACCACTGTGTTATTTCGGGTATATCAGTATCTTCTATCAATACTGTTGGGCGAACATCTGCCTCAACTTGAATGCTATAGGTCTTATCGGGCACTGGCCTAATAGTAAACTTATTATCATAGTAGAGCATCCCAATCGGTTTACCTGGCTGATAGAGTATTCCCTCAAAATAAATAGGGGCACCCACCTGCGTTAATGTAGGGAATGTAATGACATACTCACCCGTAACATAATTAATATAGTTATTGGGATCCTGTGTCGTATCAAAGGGAGCAACTAAAGGAACATTGGCCTGCGTGAGATTCCCTATAGTATTACTGATAGGTATATCAACCATAACCATGGAGGTACCGTTGGTATCAAGACAGTTGAAGTTTACGTTGCGTTGTAGAATAAACGGAACGCCACTTTGTGGAGAGGTAATAGTTCCTGAAAATGGTCCTGATGAATTATCACCTCGCAATAAAGTATCTTGAATCGTATTAGTCTGTGGCCACATACCGTAGAATACATCACGCCACTGGGTATAATGACATTGAATTCCAGCTATAAAAACTGGAGGATGTATCGATACGTACTTATTTTTAAAGTTATATAAAGGATCAGTGGTGACAGTAGTATTAGTATCGTATACATCTACGCCTGGTTGGGTATAAAATGTAAGCAACGTTCTTAATGAGAACAAGCGTAAATGCTCAGGAAAATCATATAAAATAAACGTATTAATATATTCATCAAGTTGATCGTCACTAATCTGAGATATTGATGGGCTACGCGTTATTCTACGTATTTTTGTACGTATATTAACTAAAGTAGAATAATTAGAATCTGGTACTATCATTACTAAACTCCGTTTCCTTATTGTTTATATAACTTTAACAGCTCTTAAGGATAGGGTAAAACGTTTTCAGTGGCATTAGTTAACATACTGTTTAATTCACCAATCGGTACAGACTGAGCAGGTGTTCCAAAGGCTCCTGGTTGAAAAGCAGGAACAACAAAAGTATCAAAATCAGTTGTATTAATAGGAATAGTAAACTGTGTATCGTTAACAACGGTTATAGGTCCATATAACTGATTTGCCTGTACCATTCCAAATCCAACTGGTACATAAAGACGAACAATTAACCCTGTAGAATATTGATGTGAACCAGGATTTATACCATCAAATGTAGTAGTCACTAAAGCTTGCTCCGCTTGAGTAATAGAAAGTATATTTCTCATCGATCGTTGGAAAGTTGGGTTCTGAACACCGTAAAAATTCGGAGTATTGGGTGTTGGTAGAGGCATTGTTACCCTTATGTAGTGAGACTTACTTCCGCTAAGTTACTTGGATACATATCTATATCATCGTCCATATACTCTAATGAATGAAATGCATAGCGATGTACTTTTTTAGCAATTTGAGCTGTATTGGTTCTTAAACGGCCATCAGGAGCAAATGCTGTACGCACACCTTGTGTACCAAACTCACCTTTAAGATGTTGATATTCACGGTAAAAACAGTTGTTATTTAAGTGACGAGCAACGCCTCTTGGTATGGTATAACGTTCACCATCACAGAGTTCATAAATAGTATTTTCTTCACCAGGATAAAACTTATAACTAAAAACAACAGAACCTCTACCGCCATTGGTTGCGGGATTTTCAAGATTTTTAAATATGCCGGTAACTAATTCAGCATCACGATCACGCATTTTCTTAATTTGTTTTGAAAAATCTTCACGAGTAACTTTTTTTCGCAAATTATTTGGAGTATTTTGTGTAGCTGAACGCACTTCTGGTTTATTCATAATTTTTTCCTTTTATTGTTAATGAAATAAAGGAAAAGAGTATCTAATGGTACTCTTTTCCATTGCTTATCTACAAGTTCTCAACTTCAAACGAAGTTCCAATAACATAATATATTACATCGTCTGCGACACCGGCAGGAGAATTTGCACCGGCAACTAATCTAATACCAATATAACCTTGGTTTTCAGTAGCATCACCAAGTATATTAACATTGGAAGTAATTGCTTGCGCAGTATTTTCACCCATTGGCACAACTTGTGCTGGAGTAAATCCAGGATCAGCAGTTAAGGGGAATGCAAATGCAGTAAATCCAGTTGTGTCAATATTAACTGTAATAGTATTGTCTATACCATCAGCATCGTTTTCCCCTATTGCGACAATAGTCGCTTGAAGGCCATCAAGCTCAGTCATTCCATATTTAGTAGCGTTAACTTCTGGAACGATAAACCTTACAACTTGTCCAACTGTATAAGTATGCGTTACAGACAAAGTAACAATGGCTTGTGTAGCCTGTGATATTTTAGTTATGAAACGACGTGATGGATAATACATTGGGTGATAAGGAATTCGACGGAATGTTCCCGCGCCTGGGTTAGCGCTTACTATAGCAGCCATATTACGCAGAAGAAAACTTACACCCGCAGAGATATTTGAGACAGTAAAATCTAAGCCGCCTAATTGAAGAGCTCCAACAGTCGAATAGATACGTACTATATCT